GAGCTCGCGAGGGCTTTTTCATTAAGGCGGCTTAACAGTATGCGCCCGCCCATGGGGGTCGGCAATATCGGCCTTGCGGAGACCGGTGACAAAGCGCACCTTACTATTGCGCGCAACGGGCGCGTATGCGGAGCAAGACGATGGCTGTGAATCTGGATATTGAAGCGACCAAGTGCGTGAACGACTTCAACACCAAGGCGCTTGATACTGCTCACAGGATGCTGAGCGTCTTCCCTGAGCAGAGCATGGAGGATATCGAGATCCTCGCTGGCTGCACGGTCATCATGACTGAGACTCTGCGGATGTACCCGCCTAAGGATCGCGCGCAGCTGATCATGCCGCTGATCGTCACCCTTACCCGTATCATGTAGGAGCCGTGATGAAAGGATACATCAAGGAGATCCTGATCTGCCCCGAATGCGGGGGCGAGTCCACCTGGAATTTCGACATGGCTAAGGTCATGGAGGATTACCCGCAGCCGTACAAAACCATCATAACCTGCCACGATGGATGTGAAGCAGATTTCGCGGTGTACCTCCACATGAACTCGGCGATCACCTACTACAAGCTCTCCGACGGAGTGACCTACAAATGAAAGTCACTGACACCGTGACCTGCCCCGAGTGCGGCTGGTCGGGCGAGATGGAGGATTGCGAGGTCACGAACGTGATCCCGTACATGGTCAACATGAAATGCCCGAAGTGCGAGTCACTGAAGGTAGAGTTCATCGACCGCCCCGAGGAGTTTGCGGAATAGAAATCAGGCAAGTCCGGTGCCGACAACGACACCGTATGGTCAGCTCCTGCCCCAGAGGGAGTTTGCCGAATAGTCTGGGGGCTTGCAAGTCTTGCCAATCGTGGCACACTACATGGGCGCGCACCGTGCGCGCGAGGAGTAAAGTATGGGCATCAGACGTAAGGTTAGTCAGACCTACGTGACCGATCGTGGCATCGAGATGGAGGTCGGGAACATGACCCCGAGCCATCTCATCAACGCGATCGCTCACCACACCAAGCAGATCGAGACGCTGCGGAAGGCGTGCGAAGGGAAGCCCATCGGCTTCGACGCGGGCTTCTTGGGGAAACGCATCAGCGCGCTGGTTGACACGGTGGATATCCTCACCGCCGAGCTCGCCAAGCGCGACCCGGACTTCGACCACTGGCAGGAGACCGAGGGCTCCCTGCGCAACTACTCCAGCCGCGATCGGCACGACCACAACTGGCGGGAGGACGAGTGATGGCTGGCACACTCGTCATCATTCAGCCCGACGGCACCAAGACCGAGCAGCGGTGGGAGAAATCCGGACCCCCCAATTGGGAGACCCTCAGCGCCGCAGTCGGTGGCTACATCGAACGCATTCGGGTGAAGTACAACGGCAGAGCTCGCGACTGCTACGTGAACGAGGAAGGCATCCTCAAGCGCCTCCCCGCCAACTCGGAGATTCGCCAGCTCGCCGCTGACTACTACGCTCAGGGCAGCACCTACTCGATCCAGCAGTTCCACGGTCCCGGTGCAATCTGGGTTCCCGACCCCATCGTATTGACACGCTAACCGTCCGCAAAGTCTTGCTTGCGGAGGTTGCGGACAACGGGCATACTGCCAAGCCCGCCTAGGAGTAGGCTATGGATCTCAAAGATATCGCAGTCCTCACGGACGCATTCGGCCAGAAGCGCGCTGAGCGACTCGAGGCTGACAAGAAAGCGAACGCCCTGAAGGAAGAGGAGAACATGCTGAAGGAGCGCATCATCAGTGCGCTGCTGGAAGCAGGCTCCGCCACTGTCGCCGGATCCAAGTTCGGCGTCAATCTGCAGACCAAGAAGAAGCCTGTCGCACAGGACTGGGAGCTGATTCACAAGTACATCCTCGAGAACGAAGCTCTGGATCTCCTGCACCGTCGACTGACGGAGGAGGCGGTCAAGGTTCGTTGGGAGGATGGCTTGCAGATCCCCGGTGTAAGCTCTTACACCGTGTACGATCTCACCGTGTCAAAGAGGTAAGTCTATCATGTCCACCGATATTGTCAATTGGGAAAAGCAGATGGAGGATATGGCGAAGGCGCAGTCCGCGCTGGAGCGTCCTCAGGTCTCCACCATCTCGCTGAAGAGTGGCTTCATGTCCTACATGGACGTTCCCCTGCCCGGGAACAAGCTGCTCGCCGTGATCGTCGCCAGCGCGTTCGAGAACAAGTTCTACTCTGGTCCGTACGACCCCACCAAGATCGCCATCCCCGAGTGCTTCGCGCTCTCGGAGACCGGCATCGACATGGTGCCGCACGATATGTCGGCGCAGAAGCAGCACGACCAGTGCTTCGGCTGTCCGCAGGCCGAGTGGGGCTCGGCTGGCAACGGCCGTCGCGGCAAGGCGTGCAAGGAAGTCCGCCGTCTCGCCATGATCCCGGGAGATGACCTCAAGGATGGGGCGATCATGAAGGCGCCGCTGGCCTTGATGAGCATCCCGGTCACCAGCGTCGCGAACTGGAAGAAGTACATCCAGACGCTGGCTGCCGAGTACAGCCGCCCGAGCTTCGGTGTGCTGACCGAGATCAAGGTCGTGCCGCACGCCACGAAGCAGTTCGAGGTCCAGTTCCAGACGAAGGCAGTGGTCAACGAGCAGTTCCTCGCGGACCTGTTTGCCCGCCACAAGTCGGCTCTCGAGATCCTGCTGAAGCCGTACGAGCCGATCGAGGAAGAGCCCGAGGCTCCCGCCCCCGAGTCCGGCAAGAAGCGTAAGTTCTAAGTCGGCTCCCTCCGCCATAAGGGACTCCACCCCGCGCCCGGCCGGGGTAGCCGCAAAGCCGGGCACTAATCTTGCCCCTACGACGCATTACCAGCCCCGTGGACGTGCCAATTGCACCGGGGGTAGGGTAAGGTAGGGGTGCCAGCTTGGCCGTTTGTGCGCTGGGAGGGGTATGGTCAATCCAATAACAGTAGATTTTGAAACGGAGGCCATTGAAGGCAATCCGCTGATCAATCCACCTAGGCCGGTCGGAGTGGCCGTCTGGGTGCCTGGACAAGAGCCCACCTACCTCGCGTGGGGTCACAGCGACGAGAATAACTGTACGTGGGCTGAGGCTCACGAGTATCTCGCCAAGCTCGCTCAGTCTAAACGACCGCTGCTTTTCCACAACGCCCCGTTCGACCTCAGCGTGTGGAATCACTATTTCTGCAACGCCCAGATCAATCTCTATCAGAATTGGCAGAGGATTCATGACACCCTCTATCTCCTCTTTCTATCTGATCCTTATGCCAGCACTTTCAGTCTTAAGCCTAGTGCTGATCGTTATCTCGGAATGCAGGCAGACGAACAGTCTGAACTGTATGCGTGGATTGTACGGAACGTACCGGGAGCAACGCTTAAGAACGCGGGCGCGTACATTTCGAAAGCTCCGGCAGATTTGGTCGGTCGTTACGCTGTCGGTGACGTTGTACGTACACGGCATCTATTTGATCAGCGCCTAGCAGATATACAAGAGAAGGGGATGGAGGCTGCGTACGACCGCGAGCGCCGCCTGATGCCGACCCTCGTGTACGGGACTCAGCGGGGCATCCGCCTCGACACCCACACGCTGGAGCATCACGAGACCGTCTACACCCGTGCGCTGGAGATCGCCAAGGGCCGCATCGAGAAGCTGATCGGCGTACACCCCGATTCGTCCAACGAGGTACTCGCCGATGCACTGGAAGCCTCGGGCAGCGTCACTGAGTGGGTGATGACAGGCACGGGTAAGCGGAGCTTCGCCAAGGGCAACATCCACATCGTCCGCCCGGACGTTAAGGTACTCTATGAGTATACTGGCGCGCTTGAAACGTGCCTTTCCACGTTCATACGGCCATGGTTGGATTTCTCCCAGCGGGACGGGCGGCTGCATCCAAACTGGAATCAGGTTCGGCAGGCACGTACAGATCGAGACAGTAAGGGAACACGCACCGGGCGGCTATCGTCGGACCAGCCGAACTTTCAGAATGTTCCGAATGAGTTTCGAGATCGGTTGGGTAAGGCACTCACGATTCCCGACGGACTCCCGCCCCTCCCGGTGATGCGTCGGTACTGCCTGCCTGACGAGGGGCATGTCTGGCTTAAGCGGGACTTCTCCTCCCAGGAGATCCGTATCCTCGCACATTTTGAGGAGGGTGCGCTCGGCGAAGCGTATCGTGCCAACCCTGACCTCGACCCCCACACGATGGCTCAGGAGCTGATCACACAACTGATCGGGATCACCTATGCGCGCAAAGACGTCAAGATTACGGGCTTCAGCATCATCTACGGCACAGGCGCGAACGGCCTCTCCGTCCAGCTCGATCGCCCGTACAACGAAGCCTTCGCCATCAAAGAAGCTTATCTTACCGCCATGCCGGGGATACGAGCTCTCATGGATGACGTTCAGCGGCGAGGCCGCGGCAATCAGCCTATCCGAACGTGGGGAGGACGCCTGTATTACAGTGAGCCGCCCAAGGTCATCGACGGTAGGATGCGAGATTTCCACTACAAGCTCCTCAATTACCTTATTCAAGGCTCGGCAGCCGACCAGACCAAGCAAGCGATCTGCGACTGGGAGTCTGCCCGTCGGTGGGATCATACCTTCGTCGCCACAGTACACGACGAAATCAATATTAGCGCGCCGGAGGAAGAAGCCGCCCGCGCGATGACTACTCTCCGGGAGGCTATGAACGCCGACCGTTTCGACGTGCCCTTCAAGAGTGAGGGCTTCAAAGGCGCCAATTGGGCCGACATTGAGGAGTATGAGCCGTGAGCCTCCCGTGGTCTCTGTCTAAGCTCGGCACATTCGAGAAGTGTCGCGCTCGCTACAAGTATCGCTACATTGACGGTCTGAAGGAGCCGAAAGGTGCCGCCGCATCCCGAGGTATCGATAAACACAAGATCGTCGAAGATTTTGTCGCAGGAATTACGGAGGCTTTGCCAGCGGACCTCTCGTACTACCACGGCTTCCTCTCCAACGTTCGTCAATCGGGCGGTAAAGCCGAACTCCAGCTCGCCCTCCGAGCGGATTGGACTCCCTGTGCGTTTGGAGACTCGGACGCGTGGTGGCGCGGAGTACTGGACGCACTGGTAGTGCTGGAATCCAAGGCTCATGTCTTCGATTGGAAGACGGGTAAGATCTACGATGATCATGATGACCAGAAGGACCTCTACGCCGCGGCCGTCTTCTCCACCTACTCCGAGGTCGAGGAGATCGTAGCTACGCACGTCTACCTGGATCTGGGGCAGAATCGTGAAAAGCGGTATACTCGTGCCGATCTTCCCGCGATCCGCGCACGCTGGGAAGGGAGAGTCAATAGCCTCCTCAGTGCTGAGGCTTTCTTCCCAAATCCGCAGTACTCCTGCCGCTGGTGCGGATTCGCTAAGGCTAACGGAGGCCCCTGCCGCTTCGGAGGCTGATCATGGCAAAGAAGCTGAAAGAGGAGATACAAACCTTCACCCCCGAGCGTCCTGACCGGTCCAACGACCGGGAGGCGACGATCGAGGGGCGGATTGTATCTTGGGCTAGGCGACGTGGGTGGATAACTGCTAAACTACGCTTTATTGAGGCAGGATGGCCCGACCGGCTGTTCGTCAATAAGTACGGCTATCACATCTACATGGAGACGAAAGTTCCCGGCAAGGAACCGAGGGAGCTCCAGTACCAAAGAATAAATGAGCTCCGTGAGAGAGGCGTCAACGCAACCTGGACGGATGACTCGGATGACGGAATCTACTATCTTCGACAGCACGAAAACCACCGCCCAATTCACTCCACACCCCTACCAAGTCAAAGCGATCAAAACCCTGATCAGTCAGGGGGCAGCGGGGCTGTTCCTCGACCCGGGGTTGGGGAAGACAGTTAGCGTTCTCTCGGCGTTTATGGTCCTTCACAAGAAGGGCTTCGCCAAGAAGATGCTGATCGTGGCCCCGCTCCGGGTCGCGCTGAAAACGTGGCCTGACGAGATCAAGAAGTGGGCGCACACGGAGCATTTGACGTACACCGTCCTGCACGGGCCGGATAAAGCCGACCGGCTAGATGGTGATTACGATATCTACATTATCAACTACGAGGGCCTCCAGTGGCTCTTCGACCCACTCACGATACGTCCGAAGTTCGACGTACTGTGCTGTGACGAGAGCTCCAAGCTGAAGGACTCCAGCACCAAGCGATTCAAGATTCTCAAGAACCTACTGCCTACGTTCAAATACCGTTGGATCCTCACCGGCACTCCAGTCCCCAACGGGCTGATGGATTTGTTCGGACAGATCTACATCCTAGATCAGGGCGCAGCCCTTGGGCGATACGTCACCCACTTCAGGCAGCGGTTCTTCACGCAGCCTAACCCGATGAATCCCTACGTCTGGGTGCCACGAGATACGGCATTCAACGAGGTAGTGCAGAAGGTGAAGCCCTTCGTCCTCCAGCTGTCTGCGGAGGACTACTTGCTGATGCCAGACTTGATCTACAAGGATGTGTTCGTAGATCTGCCGGAATCCGCTCGGCGAGTTTACGATAAGGTAGAGGAAGAGTTCGTAGCTCTCATGGATGACTCAGCCATTGTGGCTGCGAATGCTGCGGTCGCGGGCGGCAAGTGTCGCCAAATTGCAAACGGAGCCGTATATGTGGACCTCAACCGCAATTGGAAGAAAATTCACGATGAGAAGCTGGATGCCTTGGAGGATCTCCTCGAAGAGTTGGGTGGAGCACCAACCCTCATTCTCTATGAGTTCCAACACGATCTGGAACGACTGCTCGCCCGATTGGGTAAGGTTCCGGTCTTGGGCGGTGGTATCTCGGAAAGCAAACTCTCCCGGCTTATCGATGACTTTAATGCGGGTAGAATCCCCGTACTATTTGGTCATCCCGCATCAATGGGTCATGGCCTCAATCTACAAGGCTCATGCGCTCACGTCATTTGGTTCGGGATTACCTGGAATCTTGAGTACTACGATCAGGCTATTGCGCGGATCTATCGACAAGGGCAGAAGGCGCGCTCTGTATTTGTGTATCACATCGTGGCGCGAGACACCATCGACGAGCGCGTAGTCAAGGTTCTGAACGCCAAGGATAAGACTCAGCAATCTCTGCTTGCAGCTCTGGCAGATAAGGCGCAGGCTTAACCGTATGGCACCCCAAGACATTTTGCTGTGGGAAGAGCAGACAGGCGTATGGGCGATCGGCGTGTCTCCGAGTGGAAGGCACTTCCTCCAAGGCGACTCGCCGACCCCCGTATCCGACCTGACGCAATTCCTGGATACGGTCCCCGAGAGTCTGATCGTGGCACTGGTGAGTGACACCCTTGCCACAATCAGTACACCGGGGGAGTTGCATTAGCTGTTGACATAGGCTAATATACGCTCACTGAGTGGGTAGCTCAGTGCAAAACAACCCCAAGGAGTACGAAGATGACCGACGAGACGCTGGATCTGACCCCGCCCGCCAAGGCGCCGAAGGCTCCCAAGGCGCCGAAGGCCGAGAAGGCCCCCAAGGAGCCGAAGGCCCCCAAGGAGCCGAAGGCCCCGCGCGTGAGCCGCTTCGCCACGCTGTACCCGAACGACGCCAAGGTCACGGTGCTCGTCGAGGGCAACCCGAAGCGCGGCAAGAGCCGCGAGCGGTTCGAGGGTTACTTCGGCTCCGCGACCGTGGGTGAGGCGCTCGCGAAGGGCGTCACCTACGCGGACCTCGCCTGGGACGTGGGCCACGGCCTGATCAAGATCGGCGAGTAAAAGTAGCCCCACCCGGGAGGCTTGTTTCCCGGTAGCGGTGGTCCCGATGCTCCATTCGGGACTCCCCCTCCACCTGGAGAAACACAGTGCATATCTTCATCCCTACCCTCAATCGGGTAGAGCAGCTCACCTACAGGCATCTTCCGCCTAAGCTGCGTCAGCAAGTCATCTTTATATCCCCAGAGCGCATGGGGATCCCCGACGGGGCAGCGTGGATTCCGCAGCCCTCCCACGTCAAGGGCATCGGCCCGACCCGCCAGTACATCCTCGACTACTCGCTAGATTGCCTAGAGGATCCGGCGGTAGTCATGTTGGATGACGATCTGCGCTTCGCCACCCGCCGGGAAGACGACCCCTCCAAGTTCCGCGACTCGACCCCTGAGGAGGTTGAAGATCTGTTTGTACAGATCGAGAGGCTACTGGATAAGGGTTACGCTCACGTGGGGGTCAGTACGCGGGAGGGCGGCAATCGGGAGATTGCCCGGATGCTCTACAACACCCGCCTCCTGCGAGTTCTCTGCTATCGCTCAGATATCCTCAAACAAGAGGGTGTCCGCTTCGACCGCATTCACCTGATGGAAGACTTCGATGTGACCCTTCAGCTTCTGCGCAAGGGCTACACGAACGTCAAAATCAATTGGATTGTTCACGACCAAAAGGGTTCCAACGTGACGGGCGGGTGCTCCACCTACCGTACGATGGAGGAGCAGGCCCGCGCCGCTTACCGACTCAAAGAGCTACACCCCGAGTTCGTGGATGTAGTCACCAAGCAAACGAAGACCGCATGGGGCGGTCAGGAGCGCACCGATGTCCGTATCCAGTGGAAGCGAGCTTACAACGCAGGTTGATTTTGACTACCCCAAGCTCCTCACCTACTGGATCAAGGAGCGGTATCTCATCCATCTGCGGAAGCAAGACGGCAAGCCGAGGCCGTGGTCAGAAGACCCTATTTTCCAGAGTACGTACTTCTGCAACGTTCACCGAGAGAATGACAAAGTAACCAAGTACATTCGAAAGATGTACTCGGTCGCACACGCGCACCCGAACTTCGAATACAACATCATCTTCTCTCGGTTCATCAATTGGCCCGACACCTTGGGGAAAGTCGGATACATCTTCTACCACTCCCCCGATAACATCAAGGAAATTCTCTACGCCCTCGCTGAGCAGGGTAAGATCTGGGGTGGGGCGTACATCGTCAGCACCCACGGGCAGTCGATGAGTAAGATCGACTATCTTGTAGATCAGGTACTGGAGACCGTGAACGCCCGCAATCTTGGTTCGCAGGTGCGCGGAGCCGGTACGTTGGAGGCTGCCTACAAAATCCTCAAAACTGTGGATGGTATCGGCTCCTTCCTCGCAGCCCAAATCATAGCGGATCTCAAGAACACCAGCAACTATGAGCTCAACACCGCGCCAGACCGATATACCTTCGTTGCCCACGGGCCCGGCAGCCTCCGCGGAGCCTCGTGGTTCCACTACGGCAAGCCCGAAAATGTCACGCCGGGTACTTTCACTCGCCACTTCCAGACCATACGCGAGTACGTCGATCAGAACTGGCCTGTCGGAACTCCTATCATCTGCAACCAAGACCTCCAAAACTGCCTTTGCGAGTTTGACAAATACTGCCGAGTCCTTACCGGCACCGGACGGTCCAAGCGGGGCTATAATGGACGCTGATGATTATAGGTGGGCTGCCGATCAGCTCCTAGCCCGGGCTAATAAATTCCGCCGAAGTTGGCAAGATGCGTCAGCGAGGCGCAAACATCCGAATCTGGTTGCGACCATGAAGATTGCTGAGCGGCGAGCAACGCGCATCGCCAAAACGTTCCTTGACATAGCCGAGGAGATAGAGAAAGAATGAACGTAATTCTGGGCACCAATGTTCCTGAGGCTTACTGCGAAGCCTTCTGGAAGATGCGAGTATGGGCGATTGAAGAGCAGAGCCGGAACGGTCCGGTGATGTCTGCCGCCATGCCAGTCATGCTGGAAATCTTACACCCAATCGAGCGGGTATTGTTCGACCCCGTGCGGAACGCCAACCCGTTTTTCCATGTGATGGAGACGGTGTGGATGTTCGCGGGAAGCAACGACGTGCGTTTCCTAGAATTCTACAATGCACGATACCGCGAGTATGCTGATCCTGGGAGTGATACTGTTCATGGTGCTTACGGGTATCGCTGGCGCGATCATTTCGGTGTGGATCAGATCGAACGAGTCGTTGGCGTTTTGGAGCAAGATCCTGCTTCTCGTCGGGCTGTTATCTCTATGTGGGATCCAAGCTCTGACCTAGAGAAGCACGCCGACGTTCCGTGCAACACGTCGATCATGTTCCGAATCGTGGGCAAGAAGCTCCACATGACTGTGATCAACCGCTCGAACGATCTCGTGTGGGGCATGCTCGGCGCTAACGCCGTTCACATGACCTACCTCCACGAGCTCGTGGCGCTCGCGCTTGGGAAGGATGTGGGCATCTACCGGGTGTTCACGAACAACCTACACGTCTACAAGAACCTCGAGAACTTCAACGAAGTGTGGCAGACGGTCAGCGCCTACGATCCCTACCGGGCCGGGAAGGTCAAGCCCCTCCCCCTACTGGAGAAGGGAGAGAACTGGCGGGATCTGCTGGATGACTGCGAGCGGTTCGTGTATCTGAAGCAGCGCGGCAACTTCAAGACCGCGTGGATGATGAATGTAGTTCTGCCAATCCACTGCGCCTACGCGGACCGTAAGGAGCGGAAGGGAGATGGCATGAAGTTCGTAAACCTGATTGTGGCATCAGATTGGAGGATGGCATGCTCGGAATGGGTACAACGAAAGATACGGTCATCGTCGACCTCGACGGGACCCTCGCCTGCGACAAGCACCGGAACCACCTGATCTCCGGCCCGCCCGGAACAAGGAAGTGGGATGAGTACTTCAGCCTTTGTGGTGGCGATGCACCACGCCCGGCGATCATTCGCCTTGTTCGCTCACTGCATGACTCCTATTTCCGAATCGCTATCTTCACTGGACGGTGTGCCTCCACCGAATCCGTCACACGACGGTGGCTGGCAGAACACTCTGTCCCATACGACTTCTTGCGGATGCGAGACTTGCAAGACCGTACAGACGATCATATCCTCAAACCTTCGTGGGCTGACCACGTTGGAGGCAAAGACCGCATTCTACTGGTCCTCGAAGATCGCAAGAGGGTCGTTAGCGCGTGGCGAAACCTCGGATACGACTGCCTCCAAGTCAACGACGGAGATTTCTAGGGTGGACCACATCGGGCCGTACTTCCTTCCGGGCAAATCCGCTGTTGCTACTCCCCAAGACAAAGGGCACACTAACCACATGGCAGCAAACTCAAAACAAGTCGGCGGCGCGCACTACAAGGGCTCTGCGATTGAGCACTGGGACATTGTCGCGCAGCACAACCTTGACTACTTCCAAGGTCAGATCACGAAGTATGTGATGCGATGGAGAAAGAAAAATGGTATCCAAGATCTTGAGAAAGCTCAGCACTTCCTCGAGAAATACATCGAGCTTGCCAAGGCCGACAGTGCCGCCGAGCCAGACCGAAATTACGTTGATCAGGATAGAGGCGGCGCGCCGATCCCTTGGCCGACGGTGGATCGCTCACCCAGAGAGTGAGTTCCAGTACCGGCGCTAGATGCTAGCGGCAGTGATCAGCCGCACCCGTTCCCCGCGCCTGCCGGGGGTGATCACAGCAGGCACTACCTCAACTTGAGGGCATATGCGAAGAGTCAAACATACGACATACACCAATCAGGTGTATGTACATCTCATCAGCAGCGGCACCCTACTCACGACCTCCGAGATACGGTCGCAGCTACCTCACGCGAAAAACCAGATATCCGCTGCACTCTCGAATCTGCGGAAATGCAAAGCCGTAGATATCATTGAAGAAGACGGTATCCGCTACTGGTACGCGACTCCCGAAAACGACACTCGCAGCCGCGAGATCCTAGAGGTTGTCGAAGGCATCACCCGCAAGAGAAAACCCAAGCCATGCAAACCTTCCTCCCCTACCCCGACTTCGCCGAGTCCGCCCGCTGCCTCGATTATCGCCGCCTCGGCAAGCAGCGAGTCGAAGCCTACCAACTCCTTCAAGCTCTCTTTTACGGAGGCGGATGGGCGAATCACCCTGCGACTCGAATGTGGCGAGGACACGCCTTGGCGCTGGCAACCTACGGACTCGCCTGCTGTGACGAGTGGACGCGGCGGAACTATCGAGATCACATTGGGGTGAAGTTTCGCGAGTTCCTAGACGCCAATGCGCAACACCCGATACATCTTCCAGACTGGATTGGCAACGTCCGCTTCCATCGCAGCCACCAATCCAATCTGCTACGTAAGCACCCCGAACACTACGGAAAATTCGGCTGGGACGTCTCGCCCCATCTTCCGTATATCTGGCCCGTACCCGGGCAAACCCCGTAACCCGGGCCGCAAATGGCCTAGCTGGGACCGCCTACAAGCCCCGTGGAGCCGTCCTAACGGCTAGGGGTAGGGGTAGGGTAGGGGTAAAAATGGGCGGTTTATAGGGTTAGAAGCGGTAAGAGAGTAGCACGAAATCACGACCCAAATTAGGAGCGCGGGTTCCCGCGTTAGACCAATGACGAACCGTAATCTTGAAATCACCCAAGCGGTACGCGAGTTGCAGAGCGAAGTTGAGCGAGCTGCCATTGTAGCGATCCGTGTTCTGGAGGTACGCTACCCCGAGGCCGACGTCGAGTTTACCAATACCGTCTACAAGGAGACCCTGAAGCGCGAAATTGTTAGGCTGCTCAGCCTCTCCGTAGGTGCTGGACCCTACGAGAGTGAGCGACCCCTGCCAGTTGGCCTCAAGCCCATCGATGGGGCCGCTGAGGGTGAGATCCACGACGGCCGTCTGCCCCCGCACGAACGTCGACCCTGCCCCGAACTCGAGTTCGGCGGCACGACATTTCGTGGCAAGGGTGAGGAGAAATAGGGCCAGAAACGCCGTGATAACGTACACGACTTTCTTGGGGTTACGGAAGAGCATGGCTCACCTCAACTTCAGGGGATCTACCTGTTCGAACGGCTTGCGAGGGCCAGTCTTCTCAAAGCGGCGGACGTAGTTCGCCATGATGTCCGGCTGCTCAAGTCGATCAGTCCACTCGAAGGCTAGCTGGCTCGAAGTCACCGGACGCATAGGATCGTCGATGGCCTGCTGCCGGATGTAGTCCAACCGCCGCTGCTCAGCCGCCAAGTGATCGGGGAAGGCCACAGACTTACGCTCAGTCAGACTCCAATTGCGCCGCTGCTGCGTCACCCGGGCCTCGGTCTCGCCCAGATCCTTCATGTACTTGTAGAAAGATCCAGCCACGCCACTGTCCGTGCCGACGAATCCTCGGCCATAATTCTCGATATCCTGCACCCCGTGCTGAAGCTCGTGAAGGATAGTAGAGCGTACTTCATCGGGCGACATATTAGGGTTCAGGCGGATCAAATTCTCGGCAGGGCTGAATTTACCCCTTACATGGTCATCGAGGGTGCGATCAAAGTCGTACTGGATATCCCTGAGCTCGGGATAAGCCTTATAGAGTTTCGGATGATTGAGTAGATCACCCATCTTCCCGGCCTGTGTAGCCTCGTCACGTACATAGGAGTAGAGATCCGAGATCTCGCCCCTGAGGCGCTTGTCTCGCCCCTCCCAGAAATCGCCGATTATAGCCTTCGGGTTATTCATAATCCCACGCTCACCCACAACAATCTGCGAGCGAGTAGGGTCGAAAGACAGACTGCCCGAGTTGCGCTCTGCCACCCGAGCCGCGTCGATCTTATCTTGCAGATCGGTGATCTCACGGAAGAGCTCGCGCTGCCGCTGTGCGATCTCTACATTCTTGTCTGTGCCGCGAGTGGCTCGGCGCTGCGCGAACAGGTTGTCGAACTCTTTCTGGAGCTTGTCTCGGCGGCGAATGAGAAACTCGCTCTCCCTCGTGACGTTGCGAATTTTCTCAGCGATCTTGGTGCCGAGCTTGCCGAACGGCAGCATCGAAGCCGCAGCCATCCCCTTCTCCAAACCACTGGCCTCGGGGTCACGGAGGGAAGCCGCCGTCTGCGCCGCCCCGTAGACCTGCCCCACACCAGGAACGAAGCCCAGAGCGAGGTCAGTCTTGGGGTTGTCCTGCGCGAACCTACGGAGTCTCTGAGCGACTGCTAGGCTGAGATCTTCCATTTAACGCGGCCTCGCGGCAAATACGATACTGATTCGCGACCTCTACCAGCTTGCGAACCGTGGCGCCGAAACTAGGGTCCAGTTGCTCTGTCAGTTCGGGGCAACTCACCACCACCAGCCGATCCGGGCCTTCCGGTGAGGGCTTCGTTAATGAGTTGCATCCCGTCAGGAGTGTTGACGCAATCACGATAGACAGGCTTCTCGATGGTCTCACGTTCCACCCTCTGCGTGATCGTCTTATTGACAACCTGCATCTTACTCACGACGTCAGCAACCTGCGAAAGAGCCTCTTCTCTAGACGCTTTCGCAGCGAGTTGCCGAGCTTGTTCGATAGACACACCATCGCTGCGGCCGTACACGTATCCGGTGACCCCTGCGATTGCGATACCGACTGCCGCCGCAGCGATGATGTGGGGAATCATCTCACTTCTTCCGCTTGCACTTCTTAGCCATTACTCTACCCTTATATTGGAGGGCGCTGCCAGAGGCGCAACGACCGATTTACAGACCGCAGGCGAGGGTTCCCCCACCTGCCCCGACGGCGTCACGTGATAAGCCACGTAGCACCGAGTTCCGAAACCTGGAGCGGGACGGGTGAAAGTGACTTCCGTGCCGGGGAAGTTGACTTCCGCTTGCCCACCATTGAAAGGACCGTTGATCGACGTACCCCACTGCACGACCGTCTTCGCGATGCCGCCCGCAGGAACGGCTGAGCCGTCCGTCAACTGCGTAGCGTTCACCCACGAAACTCGATCGACGATGGGGTTGGCCGAAACGACGCCAAGACCCACGGCCGCTAGGAGTCCGAGGAAAAAAGTGGTGAAACGCACCCACTGACGACGAAGCCAGTTCATGCGGCCCTCTTGAACGCCGCCATCAGGTCGCGGCGGATGCGGGTGAATACGACCAACACGCCGAAAACAAGGGCGACTTTGGCCTTGTGCTCGGCTGGGACGTACTGGAGGATGGCACCACTGTGAAGTTCGACAACCCCTACGACTATCGCGACGTACCCGACCCAGACAGTCCAATACTTATGAATCTGTTTCAGTAGCTCCATACGTTAGGCCTCGGGTGTAGAGGAGGGAAAAGATCGTCTAGATGGATAAATCGGACGGCACCTTTCTGGTGTACTCCGATTCCCGTGAATCCATGCTTCGCAGCTAGGGCGACTACACGATACGCCTGCGGACCCCGAACCGCAATATCCACAGCACGTCCAGTCGTGTGAGGTCCATCTGGTCCCGTCGTACTGACGCGCATATTGTGCTCAGGGCAGCGATAGGCGGAGGTGAGCCGTAGTGGAAATCCACACTCTTCCCTAAGCGCATCGAGCTTATCTACGAAGCTGTCCTCCATTTTATTTTCCCCGCAATGCTTGCAGGAAAATTCATGATGTTTAAAATGCTTCCAACTCATAAAAAACTCCCTCCCCCGGAGAGGAGGGAGAAGCTCCGCCCCAAGGAAATCATTTTTCGCCACCCATGCGCATGAGGATCTGGCTGAGCGTTCCCTGCACAGTCTGGAAATTGGCCTGCGACTCCCTCCGGTTCTCTCTGATCATCTCCTTTACTTCAGCGAGGTCAGCGAGGTCAGCCTTGGTCTTTTGCTCTTCCTCTAGGCGATCCATGCGACGAACCAGACTCGCGTACAGCACGGTCAGTACTCCTACGAGAAGGGTCGCCAGACCCTTCACGAGATCGAACAGGGTTATCGTCGCATGGCTCATGCTCATG